CTATAAATCTACGAGTATAGAAGTCAGCAAAGTTTCTGTGTTTTTGTGTAAGAAAGTCTACTTCTTCTTTTGTAGGATTATCTGCGTTTTCACTTCTATGTCTAAATAACCCTCCATTTCGTAATTCGTAACTTGCAAAAGGTAAATAGTCTACCATAGCAAAATGAATAAGCATAGGCTGAATGTAGTCTTGAACTAAATCTAAATAATCACCTGATAAAGTTCCTGCTATAATATCGGCACTAATTCTATTGTAAAGGTCAGTACCTAAATAGTTTTGAATGTGCATCTGTTGTGCGATCTTGATAAACTGAATAAACTTATCAGTATCTACATTTCCATCAATGATGCTATTTCTTACTAAATCTTCTCTTTTTATAAATAACGCAGTAGCCATATCTTATCCTTTATAGTTTGGATGGTGTCCTCTATCCGCTCTGTCTATCATTGCTTCTTTTGCAATGTCGTATTCTTCACCTTTAGGAATGTAACTTTTTGGTATGTTGTCTACTTCTTCGCTACTGGCTAAAGATTTATCTTCGTAATAAGTACCATCTGTTTTTTTCTTTAGTCTGTAAAGGTTCTCATTCCAAAAATGTCTGCAATTAACACCGCCTTTGTATTTGAAAAGCGAATAGTTTTGTCCTTTATGCCCCAAAGAATTATTTACACCCTGAAAACTTGCTTGGTCAATATCTTCTTTACGATAAACTACACCTCTGTCTGTTCTTGCCATCATATTACGACAAAATGCTCTTGACTTTCCACCTTGATAATTTGCGGATGTTGCTTGTGCATATTCATAACGAACCTTATAATAAGACTTATCTAAAAAACTTGGTTCACTTGGTTTGGACTTAATAAAATCAGCTAACTTTTGTAATCCTGTTTTCTTTTCTTTAATTAATCGATTTGCCCAATCTTCAACAGATTCGTTTTCTTCTGAATATTCCCTTTTGTCTACAAGTTCCCATTCATCGTCTATAACTTCACCTTCTAAATCTTGTTCTAACCACTCAAATTCTTCGTCTGTTAAGTCTTTTAAATCTGAACTTAACTTTTGACCAGTTTCTTCTTCTACTTGTTCTTTTGTTAAAGCGTTTTCAAGGTCTACAAATTCAAGTGGTTGTAAGGTCTTAAAATATAGATTTAAGGCAGCATTATTAAAAGATAGTACTTTGTCAAAGGCAGATAGTAAAAGTTCCTGAAACGGCTTAATAACGGTATTATCGAATAAGATAGAAGCAGTCTTTAACTCTTCTGCGTTATTCCCAAGTCCTGTGTTGTCTTTAATGCCTAATAACATTGGTGAAATAATCCTATGCGCTACCATTATCTTACGCATTGATTCGTCAGATAAAAACTGATACTGATTATGAGCATCCGATAGCTGAACAGTTTCAATACTTGCTTGTGATTCTACATTATCAGAAAATGAAAGAATAAACTTACCTGCGTTACTTGTACCGCTAAACTTCTGCTGAATCTTTCTTTCTATTATTTCTTGTGTTTCTTCATCTGGAATACCATTTGAAAAATTAATAAGCATAGAAGGTGCAAGACCATTCTTAATATTGTTTAAGTGATAGTTGCTTATCTCTTCCTCTAACTCCGCATACTGAAGTCCTCCTTGATAGTCCACAGGTGAATAGTAATAAAATCCTGCTCTATATGGTTTAACGCAAAGAATTTCTATCTCATCATTGGAAGTACCAAAAGCACTAAAGCGTAAAGGCTTATCACTTGGTTTTATTTTTGTCCAATCATTAAAATAATAGTAAGCATCTATTACTCCTTCTTCGTTTGCTTTTCCTGTTCTTAAAGTTTCTATTGGAAAGTGTGCAACTTCTATAATTCTTTTATGTGGCTTGTCGTAAACTACTTGCATAGCACATTGCCCCATTAATTTTAAATCATAAGATAGTTTTCTAACGCAGTCATCAGTAAACAAAGACTTCATCATTGCGTATTCTTCTAACTTTGTGTTTGAATCCGTAGCGTCTAACCCTCTACCGAATATCATTTGACTGATTCCATTAATAGCAGCGTTATTTGTTGGCGATGCATTATAAAGGTCAATCAAATACTGATAGTAATTGTTGTCATCACCATAGCTTACCCATTCATCTTTCTTGTTTTCAGAAATCTTTGGGGCAGTATAAGATGCTAATTCAACTATTTTTATACTCATAATATGATATAATCGTTATTATATGTGTTTTCGGTAGTGTATTGATTTTTGTTTACCGTATAACTTGCTATTACTTGATCTGTACAGAAAATCTTATCCTTGTAAATAACATCACTACCAAACTTACAAGTCATATCGTAAAATCTATTTTCTACTAAAGACAAAGTTAAGTCAAAAGTCATATAATCACCACTTGTAGAAGTAGCAACTGAATAAGTCGTTAATTCATTAGTACTAGTATCCCTTAAAATAACATCTATATTAGATTGATATTCTCTAGGTATAATTTTAAGCGTTTGCGCTGAAGTACTTGTCGTTAAAATCTTCATACTTATAAAACGACTTAATTTTAAATTTTGTGTAAGGGACAAAAAAAAAGCCACCTATAAAAGATGGCTTAATTTCGTTAGATTGTTTTTAATCTAATTACGGTGCAATTTGAGTAGCACTTGCATTACCAGTTACTACGGCAGCAGCAACAAAGTACGCAGGAAGTGTTTCTTGAGCAGAGAATACTAAAGTGAATCCGCTTAAGTCGCCCATTGCAGCACCAGTTACGATAGTTCCTCCTGAAACATCAGCACCGTGAGCAGCACCAATTAAGAAATAGTTGCCATTGTAATCCTCTACAAAGATATGTGGTCTTGCTTTGGCAATAGTTACGATTTCTTGTTGTGTTGCTACATCTAATTTAGTTAGAGTAAGGTTTAAGGTTTGCTCATAAAAAGTAGTTCCGTTTTCACGACTACTTGTAATTGCTTGTTCAAGACTTGAATTTCCTTTTACATCGAATTGGAATAAGTCTGGTGTCCCACTAATTGCAGTTACTTCACCTGAAGTTACGGTCAATGTTCCCAAAGTACCATAATCAGCCAAATAAACCGCTTTAATGCCACCAACCGAATCCTTACAAGGTAATTCACGACCAGTTGTTAAAGTACACGCCATTTGATATATGTTTTAAATAAAAAAAGGTGGGCAGTTTTGCCCACCCCTTTCTATGATTAATAATAATAAATTAAGAATAAAGAACGATGTCAGAACCAATTCCGTACTGAACACCTGCGGTATAACGCATAATCAAGCGTACGTTTTGTGATCCATCAAGGTCAGCCATATCTAACAATTTAACTTCGTTATGGTCAGAAAGTAGACCAGTTCCAAAGAATAGGTTAGATTTTTCAGCAGCCATCATCTTGTTTGAAGCAAGTCCATTAGCTACGAACAATTTAACACCATCAAAAGTCAAATCTTGACCGTTAAACCAAGTTGTTCCTTGATTACCAAGACCATTGTTAGAAGTAGCAGCTACACTAAATCCACCCAAAGCACGAACATAAGCACGAGCAACATTTTGAGGAATATAGATATGAAGATCTTCTTTTCCGTAAAGAGCAGAAGGAATAGCATCTACAACTTTACCAAGTTCAGTAATAACGTTAGAAGCATTAACAGTAGTACCAACTACATCGATAACATCAGCATCAGCAGTAGCTAAAGTAACGAATCCGTCAAATTCACCTGCGGTTGCATTAACACCACCCCAAATTGTTTGTTCGGTTTTCTCTGCAACTTTAGCAGCTACATAAGAAATAAGGTAATCAGAGAAAGAAGGAGGAAGGTTATCGAAAGCACCTACACCCATTTCCATTGCTTCCCAATCAGAACGGAAATCTTTCTTACACAAAGCAAGATTCACTTGAAATTCTTCTGGTTGTAAGATACGCTCTGTAAGAGTAATCACATCTTCAGTAGTTGTAAAGTCACAAGTTGCATTAGCTACGATAGAATCTAAAGCAAGTTTCTTAACTACTTCTTTGTATTTAACATTCGGTTTAATAGTAATACCACCGTTAGCGATAGTATTCCCAGACAAAAGAGCAGCAGCGATATAATCACCTGCAAATTCTCCTGCATAAGTTGTTGTAATTGAAGTTACACTTCCACTTGTTGCCATTTTTTTATTTGTTTAAATTAATTACTTATTTGAAATTTTTGATAATACTCTATCAAAGGTTGTCATTGAACGATTTTGCGAAAACTTAATTTGTTTCTTTTCGCTTTTTACTTCTGGTGTGTGCTTAAAAGTTTTAGATAGTTTTTCTTCTACAACTTCCTCTTGTACTTCAATAGAAAGTTTAGCTTCTAATTCACTTACCTTGTTTTGTAGTTCCTCAATTAAAGGATTTACACTTGAAAGAATAGCTTCTACAAGTTCGCTTTTTTGTTCGTCAGAAAAATGTGTTTCAACGACAGTACTTTCTACCACTTTCTTTGGTTCTTTTACTTCGCTCATTTCTTCTTCTACCACATCTTCTACAACATCCTCAACGACTTCTTCAACTTCTTCTTCTTGTGCTTTAACTTCTGCAATAACGCCTTCTTCTTCTACTACAAGCATTGAACCATCTTCCATCATATACTCTCCGACAGGCATAGGAATACGCTCATCTTCAGTAACGATAAATACTGGTTGTCCTTCTGCAAATTCATCGGCAGAAATAACAGTACCATTATCTAACTTGCGATCTTCAAGTTCAACACGAGTATTAAGAAGCGTTTGAATGCGCTTCAACATTTCGGTTGTTTTCATAAAATAGTTATTTAATAATTAAACGATTGATAAAATAATTTTGCATTTTTAAAAGTATCTTTGTGTTCTTTGGATAAAAAAGATAATATCCCACACCTGTGCAGTTCCACCATCTGCGGTTATTTTTAAAGTAGCGCCATTAGCTACAAAATCAGCATCTGTATAAAACTGAAAAACTTCGTGAAAGTTTTGTTCTGTGTCATTGCCTTTATAAAATCCTAAAGACCGATTGATTCTTTCATAACCTGTTACACCTCCATTAACTAATTGAAAGTCTAAATGGGTAGTATTAGTATTAGCAGCACTTGCTTTAAATACAATAGTAACCATATAAGTATCATTTACACTTTCTGCGGTTATCTTTTGCGTAACTGCGTTAAAGAAATCATATCCTTCTGGACTTCTTGTAATTGTGTTAGCGTTGTTTGGAAGTGTAACTTGGACACCATCAACCAAAGAAAGTTTATTAGAGGAAGTGTACTGACTGTCATTATATCTTGCCCAACCTAATTGCGAATAAGAAGATAATTGTGAAGCAGTAGCTTTTTTAGTTACGCTATTATTTACAATAGGCACGACATCGCTTGAAGCTAATGTAGTTACCGCATTTAAATTACTTATTTTAGAATCTGCCATTATAGTATGATTTTGTCGTTATTCTCCTGAAGGA